GACTATAAAGGTATCATTGATATCGTCAAGGAAAGTTACGATGTCGTATTTAAGAAAATTTATTTACTGGAAAACCTTGACAATAATAGGCAAATGATGTTAACTTACAATGTTGTCAAGGGGAGTAGTATACACTTACCTCAAACAATTTCTTTACATAGAAAGAAACAAACAAATACATTGTATACCATCAACGCAATAAACGAGATAGTTATATTGTTAAACGATGGTTCAATGGATAAGAATTTCCCGATACCTTGGGAGAACTATAGTAACTCTATGTTACTTACTGGTGATGAGGGATTAAAAGTTATTAAAACAAAACTCTATAAAATAATTGATGTTTAATAAAAAAAACACTTGACTTGTATAGTAAAAGTGTTGTATATTTAGGTATGGAAAATGGGGATAGTACAACCATTTTCAAAACAAAATAGTAAAGGTTATATATGAAAGTAATAGAAAAAAATTCTCGTGAAGTTATAGTAGTCCAGGAATCAGAATACAAAGACAATACATTTGTTGATATCAGAGTTCATGGTAAAAATGATAACGATGATTTAATACCAACCAAGAAAGGTGTAGCATTAAATCCAAAGTTTGTCCCACAATTGATTGAGGCACTATTAGAACTTGCAGAAGAAAAGAATTGGGAAAATTTTAAAACTAATTAAAATAAAATTGATGTTTTCGCAATTAGTTAGATACTTATTTTTGGTTACAGAAGTAACTAAACAATGAATAATAACAAAATAACAAATAAACTTAAGGAGAAACAACATGGCTCTTAATTTAGACCAAATCCGAAATCGTCTTAATTCACTTCAGACAACAACCTCAAGAACTAATAATATGTACAAACCACAACCTGGTAAACAAGTTGTTCGTATATTACCTTATAAGTTCGCTAATGATAATACAGTAGCAGGAGCTTTTATTGAGCAGTATTTTCACTATGACATCAATAAAAGAACTTACCTTTCACCGATTACTCATGGTAATCCAGACCCTATTCAAGAGTTTGCAGAAAGACTAAAGTCTACTGGTAGTCGTGAGGATTGGAATCTGTCTAAAAAACTCACTCCGAAACTTCGTACATTTGCACCCGTAGTTGTTCGTGGAGAAGAGGGAGAAGGTGTTCGTTTTTGGGGATTCGGAAAGATGGTATATGAAGAATTACTATCTATCTTAGCAGACCCAGATTATGGCGACATCACAGACCCAGTAAGTGGTAGAGATGTTCAAGTTGAAGTCAAAATGCCAGAAGAAACTGGTAAGTCATATCCAACAACAACGATTAGGGTAAAACCAAATCAAACTCCAGTATCATCTGATGAAACTCAAATGAAAAATTGGGTTGAGAATCAAACTGATATGAAAGATATTTTCCAAGAGAACACTTATGATGAACTCAAAGAAATACTTCAGAATTGGTTGAATCCAAGTGATGATACTCAAGAAGAGAGTGTTGGTATTGAAGAAGACACAACTGAGACAACTCCAGAAGAGAAGTCTTCTACTACTAAAGTCACAAATGTAAGTGACGCATTTGACGAATTGTTTAATTCTTAAAATACAATACAGAGTGGGCAGTGTTTACTGCGATAAACTATAGGGTACGAGATACTAACTGCCCACTTCTTTAAAACAGAGGAAAATTTATGAAAATAAAAGAGACTGTAAGGGACGAACTTGCTAATGTTCTTGCCGATAAATTAAATAAGCAGTTTAAAGATGGAAAAGTCGCATACTTTCTTGATGGGGCTACTGAATCACCATCTTCAATCAAAGACTGGGTTTCTACTGGGTCATCAATGTTAGATTTAGTAATATCTAACCGACCAAATGGTGGATTACCCGTTGGAAGAATAACAGAGGTTACAGGTCTTGAAGCATCTGGAAAATCATTGTTAGCAGCACATACTCTTGCAAACACCCAAAAACGAGGTGGTGTTGCAGTTTATATAGATACAGAGAGTGCGGTTAGTCATGACTTCTTAGAAGCAATAGGCGTTGATTTAGAAAAAATGTTATATGTTCCACTTGATACGGTTGAAGACATATTCTCTGCCATTGAGCATATTATAGATACGATTCGTAGTTCAGATAAAGATAGGTTGGTTACAATTGTGGTTGATTCAGTAGCCGCAGCATCAACGAAAGTAGAAATGCAAACAGACTTTGATAAAGATGGATACGCAACAACTAAAGCAATAGTCATCTCAAAGGCAATGAGAAAAATAACTAATCTCATAAGTCGTGAAAATATATGTCTCTTGTTCACAAATCAACTTAGACAGAAGATGGGTGTTATGTTTGGAGACCCTTGGACTACAAGTGGGGGGAAGGCTTTAGCATTCCACTCTTCTGTTCGGTTGAGACTAAAGAACCTTGGTCAGATAAAACAAAAAGTTTCTGGACAAGACCAAACAATTGGTATCAAAACCAAATGTCAAGTAGTAAAGAATAGGATGGGGCCTCCAATGAGACACGCAGACTTTGATATCTACTTTGACTCTGGTATTGATGATGTTGGTAGTATATTAAAGGTTCTTAAGAACTATAAACTTGTCAAGTCTGGAGGAGCATGGTATACATTGAAATACAATGATGAAGATATCAAGTTTCAAGCAAAAGACTTTGAAGAAGTTTTAAACAGAGATGGTATGAAAGACTATTTGTATGATTTGATATGTGAAAAACTTATCATGAAGTATAAAGAGAAACCAGATTACACCATTGGAGAGAATGTAGAATATGATAACGAAGTAGAGGAATAGAATATGCCAAAGAACTATTTGGAAATGTTCAATGACCTCGTAGAAGAAAAAGAACATCAATCAAAGTTTTCAGATAAGAACGATAGAATACTTTTAATAGATGGACTAAATACTTTTATCAGAAACTTCTCTGTTAATCCAACCACAAATGACGATGGTGTTCATGTTGGTGGTTTAGCAGGTTCTCTCAAATCAATCGCATTAGCAATCAGAACAACGACACCAACTGCTTGTGTCGTTGTTTTTGATGGTAAAGGTGGTTCTACTAAAAGAAGAAAATTATTTCCTACCTACAAAGCAAACAGAAAAGTACATCGTAGATTAAATAGAACTGATTTTCATGATGGTATAAACGAAGAGGAAGCAATGAAAAGACAAATTGTTAGACTCTTTGAATACTTAGAAGCACTTCCTATCAAAACTATGATGTTTGATGGTATGGAAGCAGATGATGTGATAGGTTATGTATGTTCTAATTTATATCCAGATTCTGAAAAGGTAATATACTCAAGTGATAGAGATTTCATCCAACTAATTGATGATAAAATTACAATATGGAATCCTATTAAAAAAATGACACAAGATGAGAAATGGGTTGAACACGAATTTGGTATGTCTCCAAAAAACTATTTGATTTACAGAACAATGGATGGGGACAAATCTGATGACATAGATGGAGTAAAGGGTTGTGGATTTAAAACTCTTCAAAAAAAATTACCTCTTTTGTTTGAAGAAGAGATAGTTAATATAGAAGATGTTCTTAAATATTCAGACGAACATAAATCAGAAGCAAAGGTTTTAGAAAACATATCTAATGAGAGTGATAAACTACACAGAAATTATGAACTTATGCAATTATTAGATGTTGATATTCCAACAACTGCAAAATCTAAAATTAGAAGTATAATGGATTCTAATGATTGTGGTCTTCGTAGGGGTAGTATTAATCAGATGCTTTTGGAAGATAAAATGTTTGGAGCATTTAAGAATCTTGATTATTGGATTAGGTCTTCATTCACAACATTACAAGCATTTTTGAGTTCTAAATGAGTCAAGTAGAAACTTTTACTAATTACGGAAAAGCATTTCAATCAAAAACAATTGTCTGTTTAATCAAAGACAAACTATTCATCCAACAGATTATGGATATTCTGGAAACAAAATATTTTGAATCTGATTCGGATAGGTGGATTGTTGATATGATAAAGACATACTTTACAAAGTACAAAAAAGTTCCAACTATGGATGCAATAAAAGTAGCATTATCTGAAATTGACAATGATATTTTGAAAGTAGGTGTAGTTGAAAACTTAAAGAAAGCAACTCAGTATGTTAGTGCAGATGATTTAGAATTTGTTAAAGAAAAATGTATTGACTTCTGTAGAAATCAGAATCTTAAGAATGCGATATTACAATCAGTTGACTTACTTGGTAATGGTAATTATGATGGTATTAAGAAGTTGGTAGATGACGCAATGAAAGCAGGTACTGAAAGAGATATAGGACATGACTACAAGATTGATATTGAAACTCGTTTTGAAGAATCAGCAAGAAAATGTGTACCAACTGGTTGGGACGCAGTAAATGAATTGACAGGTGGTGGTTTAGCAGCAGGAGAACTTGGAGTGGTAGTAGCACCTGCTGGTATTGGTAAGTCTTGGGGACTTGTCGTATTAGGTGCAGCAGCAGTTAAGAAAAAGTTGAATGTCATTCATTACTCGTTAGAGTTAAACGAGTCTTATGTTGGGTTGAGATATGATGCATCTTTTACTGAGATAGCAATGCAAAACTTGAAATGGGAAAAAGAACAAATAGAAAAAAAGATTAAAAACCTACCAGGTAATTTAGTCATAAAATATTTTCCAACAAGAACGGCAACTGTAAATTCTCTATCAGCACATATTGAGAAAACAATATTAGCAGGATATCAACCAGATATGATTATCGTTGACTACGCAGATTTACTTAGAGATATATCTTCTTCTAAAGAACACAGACACGCACTCGGTAACATCTATGAAGATTTAAGAGGTTTGGCAGGAACATATGAAATACCAATATGGACTGCTTCTCAAGCAAATCGTTCATCATTAGAAGAAGATGTTATTGATGCTTCTAAAGTAGCAGAGGCATATAGTAAAGTAATGACAGCAGACTTTGTGATGAGTTTGAGTCGTAAAGTCAATGATAAGATTTCTGGAACTGGTAGATGGCATATAATCAAGAATCGTTTTGGACCAGATGGTATGACTTTACCTTGTAAGATGGATACTTCTAATGGTCAGATATTCATCTATGAAGAGAGTTCACATGGTGGACAAGAACAACAAGGTAAGATGAACCAAGGTTCGGAGTTCGTCAGAAAAGAATTAGCAAAAAAATTCAGTTCAATGGGGTAAATAGTTTACCGAAATATATGAATATAAAACTAATTAAAGTAGGACACAATAATATTTTAAAAAAATTTTACGGAGAAATTTGAAGATGGAGAAGTTTACATTATCAGACAATTTTATAGATAAATATAAAAGAAAAAAACCACCATTTGGTTTTAATGGATTAGGTGAATTAGTTTACATGAGAACCTATTCAAGAATTAAAGAAGATGGAAAAAATGAAAAGTGGTGGGAAACCATCAGACGAGTCGTAGAGGGAACTTACTCCATGCAAAAAGAATGGATAGACTCACATCAATTAGGGTGGAATCCTTGGCAGGCACAGAAATCGGCACAAGAAATGTATGACCGAATTTTTAATATGAAGTTCTTGCCTCCAGGTCGTGGTTTGTGGGCAATGGGAACACCAATCACAGAAGAAAAAGGTTTATATGCTGCCCTAAACAATTGTGCATTTGTATCAACAGAAACACTAAAAGATGACTATTCAAAACCATTTACATTTCTAATGGACGCGAGTATGTTGGGTGTTGGTGTTGGTTTTGATACTAAAGGTGCTGGACAGATAATAGTGAAAGGTATAAAGAAAGATAGAGACGAACAAGTATTTGAGATACCAGATACGAGAGAGGGATGGGTTGAATCTCTTGGTATGTTGTTAGAGAGTTACTTTCATGGTACTGCTCCAGTAGAGTTTGATTACACAAAAATAAGACCAGCAGGAGAACCAATAAGTGGTTTCGGTGGTGTATCAAGTGGACATGAACCACTACAAGAAGTACACGAAGCAATTAGAAAGGTTCTTGATAAGAATAGTGGTAAACCAATTACAATAACAACAATCGTAGATATAATGAATCTAATCGGTAAATGTGTTGTAGCAGGTAATGTAAGAAGAACTGCTGAGATTGTATTCGGAGACCCACATTCAGATGAATATTTAGATTTAAAAAATTACAAAGTTAATCCTCATCGTGACCAATATGGTTGGACAAGTAATAATAGTATATTCGCAGAGTTGGGTATGGATTACACAGATGTAGCAAAAAGAATTGTAGATAATGGTGAACCAGGTTTAGCATGGTTAGACAATATGAAGAAGTATTCTCGTATGAAGAATGGTGGAGATTGGAAAGACCACAGAGTAGCAGGTGGTAATCCTTGTTTGGAACAATCTCTGGAATCATATGAGTTATGTTGTCTCGTAGAAACATTTCCTGCTAATCATGAATCATTAGAAGACTATAAGAAAACACTAAAATACGCTTATCTCTATGCAAAAACGGTAACACTTGGTAAGACTCATTGGTCAGATACAAATCGTGTGATGTTAAGAAATAGAAGAATTGGATGTTCTGTTAGTGGTGTCGCA